TTCTTGGCGAGGATCAGCGGCGAGGAATCCGTAAAGCCGAAGTCGCCGCCGGTCTGCGCCGTGGTCGCCGCGACCGTGTAAGCGGCCAGCAGGGCGGACTTGATGAACCGCTTCGTGGTCCCGCCGTCTGGGCTGACGAACAGTTGCAATTCCGTCGCCGTGTTGGTTGCCCGCGCGAGGGCCTTGATCGAGGTGATCCGCGCGCCATTGCGGCTTGTGCGGCTGTCCTGCACCGTCACCGCAGAGCCGCCGCCAGTGGTCGTCGAGGTGGCGTTGGAGCCGTGCGTGATGGTGTAGGTGGACGGCGTCAGGACCGTGACCTGATAGGCCCCCGAAGGCGTGATGCCACCCACCGCAACAGCGCCTGCGATGGTGATGGTATGGCCCGTCGAAAGGCCGTGTTCCGCCTGCGTCACCGTGACCGTGGGCGAGGCGTTGACCACGCTGAACGGAGCCGGGTTCAGCAGATACAGCGGGGCCAGAAGCACCGTGTTGGTCGGCGTGTCGGTGTAGGTCGTGTTCGCCGTGGTCGCCACCGCAGTGGCGCTCCAAGGCGTCTGAGGCGTGACGATGGAGTTCGGAGTGACAGGCATTTCAGGGGGTCCTTAGAGAGCCGCAGCGAAGGCGATGGCGAGTTTCGTGGCCGTGTCGGTCTTGGCGGCCTGGTCGGAGGCGTAGTTGGTGATGTCAGAGGTGGTCAGGGTCGGAATGCCCCAAGACGGAATGGTCCCGTCCGTGATGAGCGCCTTGCCCGCGTTGCCGCCTTGCCCGGGCAGGCTTCCGGAGGCCATGGCGAAGGCGGTATTGTCCACATACTGCTTCGTTGCCGCGTCCGTGTTGGCCGTGGGGGTTCCGAGGCTCGTCAGGCGAAGGCCTGCCATGTCGGTCTGGACGACGCGGTAGAAGTTGGTCCCGTCGCCCGCGCAAAGGCCCGTCTCACCCGCTGCAAACGTCGCTGTGACGCCCGCGCCAGTCGTGACAATCACCGGGCCAGAGGAGGCGTTGCGGACGAGGTAGACCTTCTTCACCGAAGGGGCCGTAATCGTTCCGCCCGTCCCGCCGGTCACGTTCAGGACCGCGCAACGCGCCTCGTCGGTCGCCCCGTTGGTCGAGGTCAGCGTCTTTGAGCCCGACAGCGTGAACGAGGCCATGCCCGCCACGGCGTCCTCAAGAAGCTGAAACACCCCGCTGTTGAGGATGGTTCCCCACGTGTTGAGGTTGTCGCCCGGGGCCTGATAGTTCAGGCGGAACGAGACGCTATAACTGGACGGCATTAGAGCGCACCTCCGTCAGCCCGACGCCATTGCCAGACGCCTGCCAGAAAAACCGATATCGCCAGCGTATGCTGATCGCCCACGATGATCGTGGTTCCCGGCCAATCCGCCGCCGGGGGCAAATCGGCCTGATTGATAGTCGCCAGCCGAACCGGCTTGGTCGGCGTTTCGCACTCGCGGATCACGTCCTGCATTTCTTGCAGGGTCGGGGCCAGCGGAAAGCCGAACCTGGGATCAACCGGCCTCACGATCAGCGGTCCGTGTAAATCGAGTAGCGGCTTTGAATGCCGATCGTCGGAATATCCGTGCGCAGGGGGCCGATAACCGGCTTGTCAGCGACGCGGTATTCCTCCAGCGCCGCTTGCAGCAGCGTCTTCCATGTCGCCAGCCCCTCCGCGTCCCGGAGGTATTGAGCGGCTTGCGTGAGCGCGCCATAGAGGTAGATGTCCGGGTCGCTCTCCAGCAGCCAGTTCGTGGCCACCGTGGACGACAGGGGAGGCAGCTTCCGGACATACATCACATTCGCGGAATAAGTCGCGCTCGGAGGCGGCCAGAATTGAAACTGCTCCCCGAGGATGGAGTAAAACTCCGGGATCGACGGGACAGAGGAATCCGCCAGGCCGTCCGAAAGCTGCTCCGGGGTCGCCTGGATCAGTTCCCAAGCCGCGCCTTGTGCATCCGTGATCCGGATGGACTTGACCTCCGCAAAATCGGCCGGAAGGGCGACGAAGGGGGAGTTGACGCTCACCGTGATCTGCGTCTGGGCTTCGCGAGGGCGCATCACGCGGTTGAAATGCGCCTCGGCAAGCCCGATGAAGTCCGGGATGACCGCAGTGAGGTCGGAGCGGTTCAGCCAGCTTCCTACAGCCGCCTGAAGCTCTGTATAGCTGGTGATGGCCATGACCTTAGAGCGGCTCCTCGGTCCAGCAGATGGCGACATCAAGGCCGCCGCCAGCGGGGAACGTGGTCCCGTCGAGGCTCACGGCAAGGAACTCGGAAGCGCCTCGGGCGTTCGGGGCCTTGTCGTTGTAGTAGGTGTAATAGAACTCCAGCCGGGCAGCCGGTCCATTGCCAGCCGGGGCCATATTCAGGCGACCGCCGTCAATGCGCCCTCCAGCGCCAGACGTTGCTCCAGCGACAGCGTAATGGTTCAGGGTCGCCACAGAAGCGGGGTCCGTCGTGTCAGACGCCACGCGCGTGATGGCCGTAGCGGTTCCGCCGGTGTATCCCGCCGTGCGCTTGACTACGTTGATAGGAACCTGAGTGGCGGCGGTAGCCGTGCCGCTGACGGTCACGCTTTTCAAGCGCACCAGAACGCCCGCAGCGCCGCCGAGAGCAACGAGATCGTTGACCGCGCCGGTGGGGGCAAGGCCGAAGATAAAGGCTCGGTAGGTATTGCGCTCCGGCTCTGCATCAACGGTGAAGACGGCATACGGGCCGGGGCCGTTGGGGGCAGAGGGGTCATTGACTGTGAGAATCCGCTGTCCATCGCGGATAGAAGGCCGAACGAGAGGCATATGATTTTCTCCGCGAGGAAATGCGAAAAGGGCGAGGCCGAAGCCCCGCCCAAAACGTTACGGGTTGAAGCGACCCGGAGTGACCTTTTCGGCCCGGAAGACGAAGGCCTGATAGGTTTCGGAGCCGGGATCAACCGCCGCAGCCGTGGCGTTCACCCACTGCACCGCCACCGTGTTGGCGGCGGATACGCGGGAGTTGACGATGCCCACGCCAGCCGAGAGGGTCGGCTTGCTGACGGAAACATAATCGCCCGGGAGAACGCCGGGAACGGTCACAGTCTGCTCGGCGGTCGTCGCCGCCGCAATCGAACCGGGATCGTAGGTGAAGGTAATCACCCCGAACCGGTCTTCGTTCATAGTTGCGCCCATGTCGCGCCCTTTCTGCTGAGAGTGGGGAGAGGCGAAAAGCCCCTCCCCGAGCCCTATCAGTTATTGTGGAGGCGAACGGCCAGCTGCGGACGCAGGGTCCGGAAGCCGTAGAGGACGTCAATCCGGCAGGGGAACCTGTCCGTGCTGATGTCGTAGTCCCGCACAATCCGCATCGAGATGCCGTCCATGACCTCACGAGCGGCGAAGTCAACGCCCCTGGGCATTTGAAGGTCAGCCGTGGCGAAGGCAAAGGCGTCCTTCTGGTAGAGAAGGGACGTCGAGACCGTCGCGGAGGCCGTGCCAAAGAAGGTGATGGCGGCGGTCGCCGAGGTGGACGGAATGACCACGTTCTGAGCGCCGCCAGCCAGCACAATGGCAGGGCTGATCGACACCGAACCCGCGCCGCCAGCGTTGGCCGTGGTGACCACGAACTGCTGCAGAACGCCGGTGTTGGCCTTGGTCTCGGGATGAACCGCAAAGACGCCAGCGATGGTGAAGACGTCGCCGTCGTTCATCGCACCGGTGCCGGTCGCCACCGTGATGGCGGAAACCGGAGTGGCCGAGATCGGCAGGGCAGCCACCAGCGTCGAGGTCGTGTAGGCCGTGTTCGCCGCACCGCGCGTGTGGCGCGGCATGAGGGTGTTTTCGGAGAAGTCGAAACCACCCGTCCGACCCATGTAGCCTTCGCGATACTGCTTGGCGATCCCGGTCGAATCCTGGAACAGACCCTTGAGGGCGTCCACGAGGTCCACGTTGTCCTGAGTGTTCAGGAGGGCCGTGCGGTCGTTCGACGGGGCCAGCGCGTCCTGCATGAGCTTGCGACCACGAAGCAGGCGCTGATAGGTCGCCGCAGCACCACCGTTCCAGTCCGACTGCGAGACGTCCTGATACATGGTCAGGGCGTCAGCCTCGATGGCGGCGGCAAGCACCGACATGGAAGGCTCAAGGATGCGCTCCGAGAAGTCGTCCAGCGACATCGTCAGTTCAGACGAGGTGAAGTGGGTGTCCACGCCCCGCTGGGTTCCAACGGTCAGGGACACTTGGTTTTCGTTGGTGTCCTGAGCCGACAGGTTCTGACCGGTCCGGACCGTATACTGGTTCGGCAGGCGGACGCGGAGGGTATCACCGATCTTCGCGCCGTCCTTCGCAAAGGACTTGTCGTATTCACGGTTGATCGAGCCGACGAAGGTCAGCTTCTGGTGGAGGATACGCAGGGCTTCCCGCGTGATCATGTTCGGAGTGAGGAATGTGCCGGGCATAGCCAGGGTTCTTTCTGTGAGTGAGGCGCGTCATCTCGACGGGCCGTGTGTGGGTTTAGCGCCCTCGCGCCTTGGCGACTTGGGCGTTGCGGCGGCGCAACCATTCATCGACGGGCAGCTTGTCGTTCAGTCCGGGTTCATATCCCCCGGCCCGCTGGCCCACGGCCTTGGCGGGAGTGACGGCGGCTTGCTTCGATGCCTGTTGCGCTTTGGTTTTCTCGGCCTTGAGCGTGGCGAGTTCAGTCTCAGCCTTATGGAGCCGAGCGAGAACCTTAATGGTCCGCGTGTCGGGTGTTCCATCCGGGTTGATGACCGATTCCCTCAGTTCTTGCGGGCTCACGCCAAACTCTTTCGAGGCGTAAGCGGCAAGGCTGCTGAGATATTCGACGCCCCAGCCTTCAATCTCCCGCGACAGTTGGGCTTCGGCCTGGGCTATCGCGTTGGCGGCGTTCCGCTCGCTGATAGCCCGGCTTTCACTTTCCGCGCGGGTGATGGCCCCAGACAGTTCGGCTTGCGCGTCCCTGTATTGTTGCCATGAAGCCATAGCCGCAGCCGTGGCCTCTGCACCATACTGTTGGCTATACGCCGTCCAGTCGGTGTTCTGAAACTGAGCGATCTGCTGTTCGACCAGCTTCAGGTTGGTCCGGTGTTCGAGGGTCGCTTGAGCAAGTTCGGCTTGCTGGGCGAGGCTTTGGGCCTGCGTCTCCAGTGCGCGCCTTGCTTCCGCAACTTCCTGCGTCTTCCGGGTATAGTCCGCTTGCCGCAGAAGGTCGTCCTTCAGGGCTTTGGGGATGCGGTATTTCACCCCGTCCCGCTCGATCTCCTCCGTATCATCCTCCGGCGGGGCTTCATCGGCCTGGCCTTCGGTCTCATCGGTGTCGATGTCGGCGGTCTCGTCCGCTTCGACTTCGACTTCCGGCTGGTCGAGGATAGCATCATCCTCGACATCGAC